AATCTTAGTAGCCCGCCTGCGATGGAAAAGTTATGAAAATTCATGGTACCGGTGAGGGGACACCCTGAATTTTCGTCCCCTCGATCTACCGGCTGTAAGTCAATGTTTATTCCATCTTCGGAAAAGTCAAAATGCCCGTTAGGGTCTGCGTCCAGAAGCGTCCATACAACGATTCTGTCTTTGCCGACTTCCACGCGCATTACCAACGACAAAAGCGCGTTTACATCGTTTCCTGCGGCGTTTAACAACGCCCTAATGCGTTCCTCTGGTATCTGCGTACCATCGGCGCTGTGTTTCAACGTTGTCATTTGCTGGTCAATTTCCGCAAGCTCTTCCTCAAGCTCCTGCATCTTCGTTTTCAATGTCTGGCTGTGCAGCCCTGCGAGAATCGCATTTGTTCCCGCTTCGAGCTGCCGGTTGATTTCCATCCTTCTAGCAAGAAGAATTTGCATCCGCTGTGTGGCGACGTTGATTATTTCGTTTTTCTCTTCCCGGATAATGCTGATAATGTTTTCTATGTTTCCCGGATTTCCAAGGATTTCGCGTATAGCATCAGCGACGATGTTTTCCAGCTCTCCTGCGCCGATCTGCGGGTTATCACATTGCCCTGTTCGCTTTTTCCCGGAACACGCGTAGTAGTAATACGTTTTTTTCGAGCTGACGATCGTCATGGCGCTTTTGCATTCTCGGCAGAACACTTTCCCCTTGAGCGGGTATTCTCTTGCCTTCGGTGGCCTGCCAGCCTGTACACGTCGGTTATCTTCCATCTTCTTCTGCACCCTTTCCCACGTTTCACGGTCGATGATTGGCGGGACGGCGTTCTCCATCCGCATTGTTCTGATTGAAAAAGAATGCGAATTTCGCGTACCGTCCGGTCGGCGCTCGCTCCTGCCGTACACGATATTCCCGATATATTTCTCATTTTTCAACAGGTCATGCAGGCTGTTCGTTCCGAAGCATCCGCCGCGCTTTGTGCGCTTCCCGGAATCGTTCAGCCATTTTATTATTTCCCGATACGATTTCCCATCGGCGTACTGCCGGAATATCTCCCGCACTGTATCTGCCTCATCCTCTTTGATGACAAGGCGCTCGTCCTTTACGTCGTACCCAAGCGGCGGCTTTCCGCCGGTGTGTTTGCCCTGCTCCGCCATGTAACGCATCTTTTCGATGACCTTCTGCCGCGTTTGGAGAACCCACATTTGATTCATCAGAGCCATGCTGCCCTCGGATAGAAACGTCATCGGGTCGCGCAGATCGCCGCCGATGATCGGTTGCGTCACGGCAACGACGCGCACGCCGTAGCACGCTACCTGTTCCCGAAACTGAAACCACGCCGTCAGCTTGCGGAACATCCGGGATTGATCGTATATAACAACGGTATCCGCGCCGCCCTCGGCGAGCTGCCGCATCATGCGGGAATACTCCGGTCTGGTGTTCTTCATGCCGGATGTAGCTTCATCCGCGAACACGTCCAGCACAGGCAGATGCTCCCGTGCGCACCACTCGCGGCACCTCTGCACCTGTACGTCGATGCTGTCCACTTCTTGGTTGTCTGTTGAAAATCGCGCGAGAATGTACGCTCCGTGTGTCAGTCTCATTTCTTTTTCCCCTTGTGAATGCTTTTGAAGGCGTAAATGATGGTTGCGACGGAGGCGTTCAGTATCAGGGCGAGGACGCCCGCAAAAATGCTTGTCCCAGCCGAGCGGAAAATACCGGCGGTCTCTACCTGGATGTCAAATATGACGTACCATACAACGGCGCACAAAAGAATACTGCATACGCCTATGAGCATATAAATTGTCCTTGTGTGGGTTTCCCCCTGCTTTCTCAGCCCTGCGTTCATTTCTTGCAGATGCTTTACTTCGCCGGATAACCGCACGTTCTCTAATTCCAGATCATGGACATGCTGTGTGTCCGGCTGTTCATCCAGACCGACAAGCTCATTCAGCGATAGATTCAATACCTTGCAAGTGGCAGCGGCATAAAAAAGGAGCGGGTGCTTGACCCGCCCTGCATTCGTGTCGCAGACGTTGTTATAGGGGACGCCGGACAGGTCTGACAACTCTTGCAGGGTGAAGCCGCTGGCATTTTTCGCTTTGCGAAGTTTGGCTGGATACTCGTCTAAGTAAGGCTGTAGGTCTGTGAGCGCGGACACTTTTTCTCCATCTCCATTCAGTTGTTGGATTTCCCGAAAGTTTTGGGAACGGTTCTTGAATCTTCCTCCTGATTTGTGATTTACAACATGGACTTTATTGGCAAGAGCGGGTACGCTTGAGATGTGGCAGACGTGTCGGTTTACCACCTTACCCCAAGCCCCGGCAGAGGTTGCCGCCAATGCCGGGGCGCTTCTGATTATCGCTTCTTTTGTTTTGCCTTGTTGATCTTCTGGATGAATCTTTCCTTTCTGTCGCTGTATGTATCGTCGGTTATTTTGTCGAGGAACGCGAGGGCGTCATCGTACCGGCCAACCTGAAAATACAGCTCGACAATACGGAACGTCCAATGCGAGCCGTTAACTAAGAGCCCGCCGTTGTCCCATACATCTTCCCAGAAATTAATAAGCACGTCAATGTTGCCGGTGATTTCATAGTTTTTCTCTGCACGCTGGAATCTGGCGATTTGCGAGTTGCTTGCCTCAAGTTCCTTGTCGCGAGCGCGAATTTTCGCTACCCATTCCGGGTGGGACTCTTCTTGGCTTTTTAGGAAATTCTCATGCGCTTCGGCCTTTTGATTCCTATCCTGTTCTTGATCGAAACGCAATTCGGATACAACATTTTCCCAATCGGTTCTATGCTGTTCTCCCAATTTCCGGTTTACCGCCCATACATTGAACATCGGACCGTATCTTGTATCTTCCGTTGTTTTTCCCGGTACGGTATGCATATACGGTACATACTGATTCTCTTGCAGCTCGTTCTTTCCTTTTTCCGTCAGCTTGTATTTGCGTTCGGTTATTTCAGCCGCTAAGACATCAGCGGGCAACGCAGAAATAACGGTCGAAAGAATGTCAGCCTTTTTCCCTTTGACTTCGATACCGCGCTTTTCCGCGAGCTCCTTTAGTTGCGAAATCGTCATCTTTGGCAGACATTCCGCCGCACTGTTAAATTCGATATATCCGCGCTCGGCCAAAGACCGCAAATAAGCATCGACATTTCGTATACCGTATTCAAACCACCAGAATCCAGGATAACCGGTTTTTGGATGCGGGTAAGACCCGTAACTACAATATTGCAAGAGCAAAATCTCGGCAACGTATAAACCGGTTCTTGATGGGTAAGAGATTTTCTTCCTTTCGGCGAACGGGACTACTTTCTGCTCAAATGGCGAGTTTGGTGCTATGGTATCCGCATAGTACGAATCGGGATTGTAATACTTCGCATCTTCCGGCAAGATAGGCGGCTCTGTGGACAAACTGTTTTCCATTTCATCACCCCCTATCTCTTTATTTTCGCTGTGGTATGGTAAATGTTAACACTCGCGAGCCGGAGAATCAAGGAGAACTTTGTCGAAAAACAATAATACAAGGAGAAAAAGAATGGACAAAGAACGGAAAGAGCTTGTGGAAATGATCTCTCAGATGACAGAGGAACAGTTTGAATGGTTTATAAATCAAGCGCTGCTTGTGCTATCTGATGCAGACGCTTGACCTTTTCATCCGGCAGGGAAAGAATCAGCTCGATCATTTCTCTTTTGGCATCCGAAACACCTGCAATGATAGCCGGGGCGGGATTGCTGGTAGCACCATCGCCGTAGATCAGAGCATCAACAGGTACTCCAAAGTAATCAGAGAACATTTTTAGCGTTTTTGCATTTGGAACACCGCCGGATTTCCAATGCGACATACTCCCTTGACTTATTCCCAACTCGTTTATAACATTGGTTACTTTTACCCCGCGCTGGCTGCACATACTTTTTAAATTATCGTAAAACATGCGATTCTCCTTGCGTTACACAAAAAATTGATGTTTAATGTTGCTATCAAATGAAAGGACGGCGATGCACAATGGAAGAAAAAAACAAGCCCATAGAAATTTTTGAACCCATAGACGGGGAGGATAATGTTGCGGTAAGAGTAAACGGGGCGACGGTTGCCCTTCGCAACAAAGAGGTAACGGTTTTCTTTCGGGATACCCGGCAGGAAACGATGGAAAAAACATCTCGGCTATGGTCTATGTTCAGCGCTGGCCTTGTAATCGGTATGGCCATCGGATATCTTGTCCTGCGCGGTCTCGGCTTATAAAATACTGTGAAGAAATGCGATGATCGGCGGTATAAGAAACTTGTAAATTGCCGCAACTGCGGCGGCGGCTGCGACAATGAGCGCCGGAAGCTCAAGCCAGAATTTCACGTCTTTTCTGATCTGTGCCTGTAGGACAGGAATCATATTCGCGCCCTCATCGGTTTCGAGAACGGCCATCAGCCCTTTCCGTATCCCTTTGGGAACTCTCCCAAAATAAGAGAACAGGCCGCAACGTACCATTTCGTCAATGATCGGCTTTCGCCAGAAATACACGGCGAGCAAATCCTTTAATCCCTTTTTGAGCAGGATATACTTATACAATTTCATAACAGTTACCTTTAAGCAGTCCCACTAATAACGGGGCTGCTTTTTGTTTATTTTGCTAAACTTCAAAAGTTATTGTAAAAAGGATTGCAATACAATAATTTTTGATGTATACTTCTACTTGTAAAATTCATTGGACGAAAATGGCAACAAAAAACCAAGCCCTAACGGAAAGGATTTCCGAAAAAGCTGCAAAACCGTATTGTGATTGCTGGCACTTTCACAATAATCTTTTTGCCGCAAAAAGTCAATGTTTTTTACAAAACGAACACAAGGGGGTGATGGAAATTTACGAGCTTTTCCGCGGTAAGATCGCCGAGCAGAAGAAGCTGCGGCGGCTTACCAATGGCGACATTGCCAAGATGACGGGATACTCCGTCAGCACGATCAACGCATTCATGGCTGGCAGACGCGAGAATGACAAGATTGCCAACGCGATTGCAAAGGTGCTCGATATCGAGCGGTAACAACCGCTTACAGGGCAGACTTGACGGCATCAAATCCGAGAAGAAAGAGGGGAAATAAAATGCCCATCGTCATCAACCGTAACACCGGGGCGGTCAAGCCCCAGAAAATCACGCAGGAGCAGCGCGACACCCTCTGGGGCGAGCTTCTGCGGAATTACATCCACAATCACCCAGAGGCGCTTGCCGAGAAGGACAAAGGCGATGATCGCCCCGTGTAAGGACTGTTCCGAGCGCTTCGTCGGCTGCCACGCATCCTGCCCCCGGTACGCAGAATTTAAGGCCGGATGCGAAGCACGGAGGGAAGCGCGGACAAAGCTGCACCCGATCGCCGATTACACGATCGACATCACCAAGCGAGTACAAAAAGCGGCGCACCGCCGCAGAAAGCAGGAAAAACAACCATGACAAAATCAAAGGCAACGTTTGCCACAACCGCGATCATGACGCTTTTAGCCGCCGTGATCTTCTTCGTCTGGAAATTTGGAAACGGCCTCGGCTTCGCCGTCATCGAGGGCATCTTCGCTGTCTACGGCTTTTCGAGCCTCGCCGATGACTGCTGCCGCTGGCTGCAAATGCCGGATACGGCGATCATGAAAGGAGGCCGTCACTAATGATTATCTATCTCGCCGGAAAGATCGCCGGCAATCCCGAATACCGCCAGCAGTTCGCGGCGGCAAAAATGCAGCTGGAAGCCGAGGGACACATTGTTTTGAACCCCGCCGAGCTGCCAGTGGGCATGAGCAAGGCTGCGTACATGCGCATATGCTTTGCAATGATCGACGTGGCAGACGAAGTTCGCGCGCTTCCCAACTGGTATTACAGCTCCGGCGCAGGAGTAGAGGTGTCCTACGCCGATTATATCGGAAAGCCGATCGATTTGGTGAACATTGCCATGAAGGGGGGCACGGAATGAACGACACACGTTATACGGCCATCGCCGCCGCCCTCCGGGAAGAGTTCCCGAAAGCCAATAATGGCACGGTGAGCATGGCGCTCCACACGAACGACTACGGTGTGAAGTTTTGCGCCAGAGCGCAGGAGATTTACGACACTGTAACGCAGCGCAAGCCGCGCAGACCGCGCCGGGTTAAGCCCATACGGTTACAGTGCCGCCTTACCGAAAGCACCGCACAGCGCGTTAAACAGGCGCTGGAAAGAAACGGCATCGCGTCGATGCAGACGTTTTTGGAATCCCTCGTTCTCGCGTGGCTCGCACAAAGCGAAAGCGCCGCCGGTGGAGATGACACCGACAGCGCTTACAGGAAAAACAACCTTGCTTCAAATTCTACAGCAAAGGAGGCGGGATTGTCAAGTGTCCAGAACGTGCCGCTGCCGTGACTGCGGCGAGGACGGCTTTTACCCCGTCGTTTACGCCGACGAGGGGTACGGCTGGGAAAGATGTCCGACCTGCGGTTCCGACCGGATCGAATGGGGGAACAAATGCCCCCTCTGCGGACGCTTCACCGAGGGAATCTACTGCGACGATTGCGCCCGGAACCTCCGCGACCGCTTCCACGAGCTTTTAATCTGCAATTTTGACCCCGAAGAGATCAAAGCATTAAACGAAATTTTTGACGGAAAGGAACTTGAATAATGGAAGAACGCAAAATCAACATCATGCTCAACGCCACCGCCGAGCTGAACCGCAAGGAAACGGACGACATTTACATCCCCATCCGGTCGAGCGAGTACCGGAAGTTTATTTCCGGCTACTACGAGATGGAAAAGAAGCTCGAAGCGGAAAAAGATGATGCAACGCGCTGGGGCTCGGAAGCCTACCGCAGCGGGCAGAGAATCAAGGAGCTGGAAGCCGAGATCGCCGATCTCCGGCAGAAGCTCGCGGAGGTCAAGGAAGCAGCAAAATGAGCATCACGAAAGTCAAAACGGCAAGCCGCGAAGAATGGCTGAAGCTGCGCAGCCAGTACATAGGCGGCAGCGACGCGGCGGCGGTCATGGGATTGAATCCGTTTTCCTCGCCTTATGCTCTGTGGGCAGAAAAGACCGGACAAATCCCCTGTTTTGCCGGGAACCTTGCAACGGAAGTCGGTACATTCCTCGAGGAATTTGTCGCGCAGAAGTTCGCCGCCGAGACCGGCAAGAAGGTTCGCAAGTGCAACCAGAGCTTCTTAAACAGCGATTATCCGTTTGCTATTGCCAATATTGACCGCGAGATCGTCGGCGAGGACGCCGGACTGGAAATCAAAACAACATCCGAGCTGAATATGAAGAAGTTTAAGTGCGGCGAGTATCCGGCAAATTACTACTGCCAGTGCGTTCACTACATCGCAATGACCGGAAAACAGCGCTGGTATCTGGCCGTCCTGATCGGCAACCGCGATTTCCAATGGTTCACCATTGAGCGCGACGAAGCCGAGATCGCCGCTCTGATGGGCGCAGAAGCGGACTTTTGGGAGCTGGTGAAAAATCGCACGCCGCCCGTTGCGGACGGCTCACGGGCTACCACAGACGCCATAAAGACGATCTTTGCGGAAAGCAGCGAAGACACCGTTGATTTGACTTTGAAGCTCCCGGCGCTTTTGCAGTACATAGACCTTGACAAGCAGATTGCCGAGTTGGAAACCTTGCGGGATGAAGCAGCAAACAGGATCAAGTCCTTCATGGGCGACGCTGGCGGCGGCGAGTGTGACGGCTACCGCGTTTCGTGGAAATCCAGCACACGGCGCACGTTTGACAGCAAGAAATTTGCAAAGGAAAATCCCGGTCTTGATCTGACCGGATACTACAAAGAAACATCTGCCCGGACATTCCGGGTGACAGAAATGAAGGGAGCATAAAACAATGGCAAACATTATTCAGCGTCAGGCGGTTGATATGAAAGCGCCGGAAAAAAAGACGATGCAGCAGTACATCAAGAGCATGGAAGGCGAGATCGCAAAGGCTCTGCCGTCCGTCATCACGCCGGAGCGCTTCACGCGCATTGTCCTTTCGGCGATCTCCGTCAATCCGAAGCTCGGAAGCTGCACACCGGCAAGCTTTCTCGGCGCGATGATGACCAGCGCCCAGCTCGGCCTTGAAGTCAACACGCCGCTTGGACAGGCTTATGTCCTGCCCTACAACAACAAGGGGACGCTGGAAGCACAGTTCCAGCTTGGCTACAAGGGGCTGATTGATCTTGCGTACCGCAGCGGCGAAGTGGAAGTCATTCAGGCGCATGTTGTTTATGCCAACGATGAATTTGAATGCGAATACGGCCTTGAGCCGAAGCTTACGCACAAACCGGCTGACAGCAACCGGGGCGAGCCTGTCAAGGTCTATGCCGTTTTCAAGACGAAAAGCGGCGGCTACGGCTTCGAGGTCATGAGCATGGAAGACGTGCGGCAGCACGCCGTGAAGTACAGCAAGGCATACGGCAGCAGCTTTTCTCCGTGGAAAACGAATTTTGAAGAGATGGCGAAAAAGACGGTTTTGAAGCGTGTCTTGAAATATGCGCCGTTGAAATCTGAGTTTGTCAAAGCGGCGGTACAGGACGAGGTCATCAAGAAAGGGCTTTCGGACGATATGTATTCTGTGCCGAATGAAACGGTCTTTGATGCCGAGTTCGCCGAGGTTGACGAGGAAACCGGAGAAGTAAAGGACGGCGGTGAAATCCATGAATAAAGTAATCCTTATCGGTCGGCTTACCGCTGACCCGGACATTCGGCAGACAAATTCCGGCAAATCGGTTGCCTCCTACCGTCTGGCCGTTGATCGGAATATAAAGGCCGAGGGACAGCCGGAAGCGGATTTCCTGAACTGTACCGCCTTTGGGAAGTCGGCGGAGTTTGCCGGGAACTATCTCCGAAAGGGAATGAAGATCGCCGTCGAGGGGCGCATCCAGATTGGAAGCTACGAAAAGGACGGCGTGAAGCGGTACACAACGGATATCATCGTTGACCGGCACGAGTTCTGCGAAAGCAAGCGTTCTTCCGAATCTGGCGGCGCTGCCCCGGAGCAGGGATTTTCGGAGATCCCCGAATCGGAAGATGACGGACAGCTTCCGTTTTAAGGAGTAAGCGATGGCAAAGAGCGGAATTGACTACTTTCCGCTCGATGTCATTTTGGACGAGAAGTTTGACCTGATAGAAGCAGAATACGGCTTGACAGGATTTGGTGTGATCGTTCGCCTGCTGCAAGAGATTTACGGCAAGGCTGGTTATTACATCGAATGGACAACGGAGGTTGCGCTTTTGTTCGCCCGCAAGGTCGGGTTGGGTGGGAACGTCGTTTCCGAAATAGTAGAGGCTTCTATCAGAAGAGGTATGTTCGACAGAGAGAAATATGACAAGTACCACGTCTTGACATCCCGAGGGATTCAGAAACGGTACTTCGAGGCAGTCAGCCGCCGTAAGGTTCTCGAAGTCGATGAAAACATACTTCTGGTTAATGTCGCCCTTCTTTGCCCAAATGTTGACATTCGAGCGAAAAATGTAAACATTTTTTCCGAAAATGCGAACATTCCAAAACAAAGTAAAGTAGAGGAAAGAAGAGTAAAGGAAAGTAAAGAAGAGAAACCGCGCGTGTCCGCGCTGGATGTTGCTTTGAACGATTTTGCGGAAATGCGGAAAAAGATGCGCAAACCGCTTACCGACCGCGCCCTTGCTCTCACGCTTTCCGAGCTGGAAAAGCTCGCCCCCGGCGATGACGATAAGAAGATCGCCATACTCAACCAGAGCATCCAGCGAGGCTGGCAGGGTGTTTTCCCGCTCAAGGACGAGCATAAAACCACCAGCCGCTTTGCGACACCAGACTATGACACAATGGAGGACTTGCCATGCTGACAGAAGACGTTATCGGCAGCATCGCCGAACGCGCGAAACGAAACAACCCCGCCATGCCGGAGGATTACATCGCCTCCGACGGCCTTCTCCATTGCGGCAAATGCGGCGAGCAGAAAGAATGCGCCATTGACGTCGGAGGGAAAGAGATCATCGTCCGCTGCCTCTGCCGATGCGTTGCTGAGGCGCGGAAACAGACCGCCGAGGACGCTTTCCGGCGGCTAAACGAGGAACGCCGGGCGGAGTGGCTGCGCGGATACGAGGGCATGACCTTTGACAACTCCACGGGCAACCCGTCCATGTTCTTCGCCGAGAAGTTCATCCACCGCTGGACTGACATCCTAGAAAACGGACTGTCGTTCACGCTCTCCGGCGCTGTCGGATGCGGCAAGACCTACGCGGCGGCGAGCATTGCCAACGAGCTTTTAGATCGGGGATATCGCGTCTGGATGGTCTCAACGGTCAATCTGCTCGACCGGATGTTTGACGAGGCCGACATCATCCGCAATCGGCTGGCGACGTTTGAGCTTGTGGTGCTGGACGATTTCGGTGCAGAGCGCAACACGGAATACGCCGCCGAAAAGATGTTCCAGATCATCGACGACCGTATGAGATCGCGCCTGCCTACGATCATCACGACGAACATAGACATCACCCAGCCGACGGACAATCTGACATATCAGCGCATTTTCTCCCGCCTGAATGGGGAAGCGCCGCAGTTCCGCTGTAAGGGCGGCGATCTGCGAGCCGACAGGGGAAGAGAAAAACGGCAGCTTGCAAACGAAATTCTGAAAGGGGATGGTTAACCGATGACTTACATCGGAATATAGACCCCGGCAAGAACGGCGGCCTTGCCATTCTGCAAGGGGAGGAAGTCCAGACGTTCCGATATGACCGAGACACCTACCGCTGCGTCCTGTCCGATCTGCGCGGGGAAAAGGCGGTGTGCTGCTTGGAGCACGTCGGCGTGATGCCGAAGAACGGAAGCGTGTCCATGTTCCACTTCGGGGAAAACTTCGGCTGGCTGCAAGGGATGCTCGAAGCGTACGAGATACCCTATGAGCTCGTCCGCCCGCAGAAGTGGAAGAAGGAATTTGCCGTCACGAAGGACAAGAACACGTCCATCGAGGTCTGCAAGCGGCTCTTCCCTGGCGTGAATTTAATACCGCCGGGCTGCCGCAAGGAGCATGACGGGATGGCAGAATCTTTACTCATGGCACTCTACGCCAAGCGGAGGCTCGGATGAAACGAATTGACCTGACCGGGCAGCGCTTCGGGCGCCTGACGGTCATACGATACGACCACTCCGAGCACGACGGCGTGCACTGGCTCTGCAAATGCGATTGCGGGACGGAAAAGGTGCTCGCTGGGTATTCCCTGCGGCGCGGAAGCACAAGATCCTGCGGCTGTCTGAACTCCGAGGCTTCCCGGGCAAAGCTCGAAAAGGCGAGGGAGGCTTTGAAAGCACGACCGAGAAAAGACCTGACAGGTCAGCGGTTCGGGCGGCTCGTCGTTCTCGGCCTTGCCGATGTGCCGGACAGGAAAGGCTTTATTTTCTGGCGCGTCCGGTGCGATTGCGGAACGGAAAAAGTCATCATGCAGAACAATTTCATTTACGGTCAGACGAAATCCTGCGGCTGTCTCGCAAACGAAATGAGAGCGGCCGGAGCCGAACACATGAGGCAGGGCAGAAAGCCGAAAAAAGAACCTGTGAAAGTCAAGAAGCCAAAAACCGAGAAAACCCCCGCCTGTAAAGTTTACCCGGCAAGGACTGCCGCGGAGTTCTTCCGCTTCTCCAAAGCGCACGGATGCAGCGTGTGCGCGGACAGGAAGGACTGCGACATGGCATGCTGCAAATATGAAAAGGAGCTGATAAAGTGACCTACAAAGAAGCAAAACGAATCCTGCACCCGGACACTACGCGGGAAGCCCTTGTCGAGATCGGATTCAAAGGCAAGGAGAAATTGCAGGAGGCGGTAGACGAGGCTTGCCTTATGGCGTGTGATGCGCTGGACAAGCAGATACCGAAGCCACCGGTTGTGTTAAACCAAAAAGACTCTAAGAACTTTTTCTGCGTGGCTTGTGGCATGAGACTTGTGTCCGAAATTAACGGGGAGCTCTGCGCTGGGAGAAAAACCAGCTTCTGCCACGATTGCGGATCGGCGATAGTTTGGAGGGATGACAATGGAGAAACTTAAACATTGCCCATTCTGCGGCGGCAGCCCGTACATCAGGGAGATTGTTTTTTGCGATCTGCCCGCCGCAGTAGCAGCCGATGACGGCTTGATTGAGCACATCAAAAAATATCGAGTGATTTGCGGCAACGCCCTCTGTTTTTCTCATCAGCAAACACGGCTTTTCTCTACGCCGGAAAAAGCAATCGAAGCATGGAATAGGAGGGCTGACAATGGCTGAATACACGAAAGTTAAAACAGCGCGGACGATCATCTGCGAATTATGCAACGAGCTCTACCCAGACGATCCTTGCGAACCGGCAGACTGTGACTGGCTGCGGATGCTCGAAGAGGACGCGCTTTCGTGTGACAACTGCAAATGGCTTGGCAAGCGTCACCAGAAGTGCTCCTGCTGCCGGAGAAATCACGGCATTAAAGACAACTATGAGGGGAAAACACCATGACACACAAAGACTTTTTAACGATCCAGCGCATGTTAGGCTTCATCGAGGGCGCTATATTTAGCCTCGACAAAAGCGTAAGCTGCAGCGTTCTCGACGCTATTGAAGTTATCGGTGCAAAGCTTGAAAAAGAAGTTCGGATGGACGGAGGAGAAGACAATGGCTGAATACATCGAACGCGAAGCGGCGATCAAAGCAATCTATGAAAGCGATCCTAACGGCATTCGCCAAGCGTTAGGGTTTAATATTGGACAAATCGAAGAAGCGCTGCGGGCTGTCCCCGCCGTCTCCGTCCCGCAATGGATCAGCGTCAAGGACAGACTGCCGGCGGTCGAAACCGAAGTTCTGGTCGTGTGCGACAGAAAAGGATTCCGCTTTGTCTGCCCCGCAATCTACGAGGACGGAACGGTATTAACGCAAGACAGCACGTGGAATTGGTACGAGCTGGACAATTACGGGACGTACAGCGAAGAACACGACGATTATTTTGTTCCGCAGGGATGGTGGGAGAATCGCCAGTTCACGCCTGATGATGTTTACAACAGCCCGGTCGATTGCGCCGTCACCGACTGGATGCCGCTTCCCGAACCGCCGAAAGGAGATGCAGATAATGGATGAATACATTTCACGGCACGAAGCAATAAGAGCGGTGCAGCTTTCTTACGGCAACTATGAAGCGACAAGAAACGCGCTCTATGAAATTCCCGCCGCCGACGTTGCTCCTGTATGGCATGGGTGGTGGGCAGATAAACAAGGCGGGTTTTGGGAGACAGCAACTTGCAGTATTTGCGGCGAGAAATATCCTACCGTTGGAATCGTTCCGAACTACTGCCCCAACTGCGGCGCACGAATGGACGGTGCGGAATGAGCGTTTTGTATTTGATATCGTTATTGTTTACGCCGTGGTATGAGAAAACCGTTCATCACAACATAGCCCATGCGCTGTTCTGCATAGCCGATGCGTTATGGCTCGCGGTCATAAGCAAGATTTTGGGATGGTGGTAAGCATGAACGACTGTGAATCATGCATCCACTACCCGCCGAGCGCTGCGGGCGGAAAGCCCTGCTGCTTCTGCGATCCGATAGATCCGCTGCTGAATTGCTATCAGAGAAAGGATGACGAACCTGATGAAAATAACGTTTGAATTGCCGGATAACACCATAGGGGCAACCCTGTCGCTGCTGCTTAACCACGATGACTGTTACAAACTTGTAGCAGAATGCATCGGCACGTCCAATCTGCGGAGCGGGACTGTGGTTCAAATCGAAGAAAATGAAGGAGGCGGCAGCGATGCATAAACCCTGCTACGGCAAATGCCCCCGCTGTGTGTGGCGGATGAATGGGGGGTGTTCGGAATGGCAAGACTAATTGACGCCGACGAGCTGAATAAGTTCCCGATTCGGCTCGACCACTACGACAAGGAACACGGGAGCGAGGTCTTCGTCCTCGGCATTGAATCCGTGCTGGAGTATGCCGAGTATCTGCCTACCATTGCCGCTGTCCCCGTCTCCGAACTTCTCTCACTACGCGACAACCTGTACGAAGATAATCTTATCACGAGGCGGGGACTGCGCGATCTCAACATGCTGATCGCCAAATACGAAGGAGGGAAAGACCATGCGCTTGATTGACGCAGAAAGCCCGCAGAACAGAATGTACGTTTCCGATCTGGTAATCGAGGAAATGAAAAAGATTCCGACGGTCGATATTGACCGCCCCACCCGCAGCCAGTTTAAGAGAATGGCGGTGCAGCTTGGGTATGAGCCGGTCGTTCGGTGCGAGGATTGCAAACACCACGAAGACGAGGAGCCGGGAATGGTTTGGTGCCCTTACTTTATCGGATCGTGGGTAGAAAATAAATTCTTTTGTGCCTATGGAGAAAGGAAGAACAATGGCAACGAAGATCGTGCGTGACAACTGTAAGGACTGCACTTCCGGCTGCGAGCACGCCGGAAAAGATCGGGAGTTTGTGTGCGTGAAAGGCGTCTCCTGCAAAACCGTAAAGCCAAAGCCGGAGATGGTCGCTGTTGTGCGGTGCAAAGACTGCGAGTATTGGGGGAACGAAGAAACAAAGGTCGCAACCGTGTGTGAGTTTCCTTGTGTTCAGCTTTTTTGTGTGTGCGACGCCCTGAAAAGGATGCGCAAAGCAGGAAACTGCATGACAAACGAGGACTTCTTCTGCGCACACGGAGAAAGGAGAACCGATTTTGTTGACGATAACAAAATCGGAGAAAGGAGAGCCGATGAGAATGAACCGCTGGGAACATGACGTGTTTCTGGAAATAGCGCCGCGCCTTTGCTGGGGCTGCGAGGACGATTGCCCTGGGGAGCTGAGCTGCGCCAAACTCGCCGAGCATATTGTCGAGGAAAAGGAGGCCGCACGCGATGAGCGGTAAATCCAAGCGCAAGCCGAAAGACGTCTCCATGCACAAGGCCGTGTCAATTGCCATGACGATCTTCGTCTGGGCATGGATGTCCTGCTTCAATCCTACACAGGAGGACGTGAACCGCATGTCGGACGAGGTGCGCAACATCCGCGAGAGCGTGAACAGCAAGAACCTCAACATCTGGGAAGTCAGAGACGCCATAAAGGACGAGTTCGGGTGGGAGGTTTGACAAACTGCCTGAACTATGGAGCTCCGATCACCGGGAGCGTGTGTGAGTATTGCGGGACAAGGCACGAGACGGGGATTATGATTCGTTGCGCCCCTGCTTCGCAAATTTTCCGCGATTCGTTTCTGCTTTCGTGCCGTATCCAACAATGCAGCAAGAAAGAGCTTGAACGGCTGCAAACAAGGCTCGCAAGGGACGCTGTGAACGCTTTAGACATCCGGGATATAAATTCATACGAGAGAATTAAAAATGCGGCACAGAGTGTTTAACAAAGAATGACGAGGTGATAAAATGAACGAACTCTGGAAAATGAAATGCAAGGCCGACCTCTTCAACCTACGGAAAAACGAGGCGGCGATCCTATCCATCCCGGAGGAGATCAACATGGAGCGCGAGCGCATGACCTCCATCAAGAGCGCATCCACGGGAACGGCCCCGGTGCAGGGAGGCGGCACATCGTATGAAGAACGCATGAACAACAGCATTTGCCTGATCGATCTTCTTTCTGACAATCTCCGCTTTGCAGAATCGGAGGTGCGGCTGGCGAAGAAAGCCCTTGCCACGCTGACAGACGAGGAACGGCGAATCCTTGAAGTGCTGTACATCGACAAGCAGAGGGACGGCGTTGACCGGCTGAGCAATGAGTTGGGCTGCGATGAGCGCACGGTATGGCGCAAGGCAACACGAGCGCTTGAGGGGTACAACATTGCACGACACGGAGGAAGGTAAATTGTCAGTATTCTGTCAGTGACATTCCGGAAAACCCGTGATATAATGTTAATAAGCAAAGCCACGCAGAGACGCCGGACGATCACCGAGCGCCAACGCGTGGCTTTTTGTTTTGGGCGAAGCCGAAAGGCGGGAAAGCCGTACGCAGCGGAGGGGGCGACGGAGATGGAGAGGATTATGAATGTAAAAAATATCCCCATCAGGGAAATCGTGCCGTATGCGCGGAACGCAAAGAAGCACGATAAACGGCAGATCGACAACGTGGCGGAAAGCATCCGACAGTACGGATTTGTCCAGCCTGTAGTAATCGACCGCGACGGCGTGATCGTCATCGGCCATTGCCGCGTTCTGGCGGCGAAGAAGTTGGGCATGGAAGAAGTGCCCTGTGTCTGCGTGGACGATCTGACACCGGAGCAAGTGAACGCCCTGCGGCTGGTGGATAACAAGAGCAACGAGAGCGATTGGGACTTTGACCTGTTGGCTGATGAGCTGGACGGTCTCGACCTGTCGGAATTTGACTTTGACTTTTCTTTTCCGGAGCTGGACGAATCCGAAATTGAAGAAATGACCAACGAACAAAGAGAGCAGGAGTTCCGGGAAAGGATGGAGCGTGGAGAGCTTTCAGACGATGATGAGGACTACCAAGCTTTCCTTGAAAAGTTTGAGGCGAAGAAAACAACGGACGATTGTTACACACCTGCAAACATTTACGATGTAGCCAAACAGTGGTGCTTGAAAAAATATAAGCTTGGCAATCCACCTGTTGTTCGCCCTTTTTATCCAGGAGGGGATTACAAAAAAGAAAGCTATCCAAAAGGGTGCGTTGTTATTGACAATCCTCCATTTTCCATTATTTCTGAAATCTGCGAATGGTATACCAAAAACGGCATTGCATATTTTCTTTTTGCGCCGACTTTGACGTTGCTCGGAATCATGCGAGGTAAAACAAACTATGTTGCTTGCGGTAGCGGCGTGGTTTATGAAAACGGTGCGAGCGTAAACACGTCATTTGTGACGAATTTAGGGAGAAAAAAAATTATCGCCGCATCTGATTTGAGAGAGCAGATGGACGAAGCGAATAAAGAAAATCTTGCACAGCATCACAAAACACTTCCCAAATATGAATACCCGGACGAAGTATTAACGGCAACAATGCTTTGCTACATGGCGGCGCATGGTGTATCACTTGAGATTTGTGCAGATGATGTGCATTTTATTCGTGGGCTTGATGCGCAGAAGGAAAGCGGGAAAGCACTATTCGGAAGCGGATATTTACTTTCAAAGAAAGCCGCCGCCGAGAAAGCCGCCGCCGAGAAAGCCGCCGCCGAGAAAGTAAGAGTATGTGATACAAACGTTTGGGAGCTTTCCGACAGAGAAAAGAAAATCGTGGCAGGGCTTGGGCATGACGATTGAAGAAGCGAAAGCAATCATAGCGAAAACGAACAGCCCGCATCTAAAACGGGACATGCAGAAATTCATCCAGCGCCAGCAAAGAAAGGGTGGCGATTATGGCAAAGACAGGAAGGCCGAGAAAGGAAATCGATCAAAAACAGTTTGAAAGCCTCTGCGGTCTGCAATGCACGATATACGAAATATGCGACGCTTTCGAGGTTTCGGAAAAAACCCTCGAGAGCTGGTGCAAAAGAGTTTATGGAGATACTTTTTCCAAGGTTTTCGAGCAAAAGCGCGGGCGTGGGAAAATATCGCTCCGCAGAATGCAATGGCGTTTAGCTGAAAAGAACGCCACGATGGCGATCTTCCTCGGAAAGCAGTATCTCGGCCAGCGCGACAACGTAGACGTGAACGTCACAAACACCGAGGGACTGTCCCTGGACGAATTGGAAACGATGGTGATCGGCTTTGACGCGGGAAGCGGCGATAGCAATTCTCCTGAATGAGCCGGTAAAGATCGGCTATGCCGTCGGCTTCGACAAATTAACCGCGCTGCATAACCGGTGGATCATCGAGATGATCCGCGGCACGCAGGACAAGACATTGCAGGCGCACCGCGGCTCATATAAGACGACGTGCGTTTCCATCGCCCTCGCGTGCATTTTCGTTTTGCTGCCGAACAAGAAGACGTTGTTCCTCCGCAAGACGGACGCGGATGTAAAAGAGGTCATCCGCCAGGTGCGGAACATTTTGCTATCCCCGCCCATGCAGGAGGCGGCGCGGCTAATCCACGGGAAGGATATGGTTCTCATCACGCAGACGGCGTCAGAGCTATCGTCTAATCTGCCCGGCGACAGCAAAGGCACATCGCAGCTCGTTGCGATGGGCATAAATGGCAGCATCACCGGCAAGCACTTTGACCGCATCTTTACGGACGACATTGTTAACGTGCAGGATCGCACGAGCAAAGCCGAGCGCGACCGCACGAAGATCGTCTATCAGGAGCTGCAGAACATTCGCAACCGCGGCGGGCGCATTTTCAACACCGGTACGCCGTGGCACAAAGAGGACTGCTTTTCTCTCATGCCAAACATCGAGCGGCACGATTGCTACTCAACCGGCCTTATTTCCAAAGAGCAATTACAGATCATCCGGGAGGCTATGACAGCCTCCCTTTTTGCCGCAAACTATGAGCTTCGGCACATCGCGTCCGACGATGTTATTTTCACCTCGCCCCAAACGGGCGCAGACCCGGCGCTTGCCGAGCAGGGAATCTGTCACATCGACGCCTCCTACGGAGGCGAGGACGGAACCGCGTTCACCATCTGCAAGAAATCCGGCGGCAAGTATTACATTTACGGGCGGCTCTGGCAGAAGCATGTTGACGACTGTTTACCGGAGATCATCCGCCTCCGAAAGGCGTTCAACGCCGGGATCATCTACTGCGAGCGCAACGCGGATAAAGGATATTTGGCAAAGGCGCTCCGCGACAAGGGCGAGCGCGCCGACACCTATCACGAGAAGATGAATAAATTTGTCAAAATCACGAGCTATTTGAAAAGCGAATGGAAAAACGTGGTTTTCGTCGCCGGGACGGACGCGGAATACATCAATCAGATATGCGACTACACCGAGAACGCCGAGCACGACGACGCGCCGGACAGCGCCGCGTCCATCGTGAGGAAATTGTGGAATAAAAAGGACACGGAATACGTCCCGCTGTGGATGTAAGGAGGAAATATGTACACCTATCAGGACTTACTCGCCGCGGGAGGATCGCTCGACGCGAAAACGACGTTCATCAGCAACGCCATCGCCGAACACACCGGCAGCAAGGCGTATAGAACGGCGGCAGACGCCGAATTGTACTACAACGGCGAAAACCCGACCATCAGCAACTACGAAAAGATCCTCTACGATTTGCAGGGGAAAGCGCACCGCGACATGTTCACCGCCAACCACAAGCTGGCCTCTTCTTTCTTCCGCTTCGACGTGAACCAACAGGTGGCCTATCTTCTCGGCAACGGCGTCACATTCGCCGACAAGAAAACGGCGGACAAACTCTGCTCCGATTTCGACCAGGAGGTCATGACCGCCGCGAAGTATGCGCAGATCGGCGGCATTTCGTTCGGCTTCTGGGATCTGGAGCATCTTAGAGTGTTTCGCCTGACGGAGTTTGTGCCGCTCTACGACGAGGAGACGGGCGCGCTCTCCGCCGGTATCCGCTTCTGGCAGCTCGCGCCGGAAAAGCCGAAGCGCGTCACGCTCTACGAGCTGGACGGCTTCACCGAATTTATCCAGAGCGACGGCGAGCCGATGACAATCATGCAGGACAAGCGCGCCTACAAGCAGGTCGTGCGAACGTCCGAGGTCGGCGGTACGGAGATACTAAACGGCGAAAACTATCCCAATTTCCCGATCGTGCCGCTGTTTAACAACGAACGGGGTTTGTCCGAGATCGTCGGCAAGCGCAACACCATCGACGCGCTCGACCTCGCCGCCTCGAACATGGTGAACAACGTAGATGAGGGCAACCTCATCTATTGGGTTCTCACAAATTGCGGCGGCATGGGCGACCTCGACGACGCCCGGTTTGTCGAACGTCTGAAAACCACGCACGTCGCCCACGCGGACGGCGACGACGGCGCAAAGGCCGAGGCGCACACCCTCGAAGCGCCGTATGCCGGAACGAACACGACGATTGACATGCTGAAAAAGAAGCTCTTCGAGGACTTCCAGTGCTTTGACAGCGCTGCCGTATCCGCCGGAAACCAGACGGCGACAGCCATCAAGGCCGCGTATGTTCCTCTTGATTTAAAAACCGACATGTTCGAGGCGCAGGTCACGCGCTTTATTGTCGGCATCCTCTCCCTGCTCGGCATCGATGACAAGCCGACCTACACGCGCAGCCAGATCATCAACCGGCAGGAAGAGACGCAGAGCCTCATCCTCGCCGCGCAGTTCTACGATGAGGAATACATCATCAAAAAGCTGCTCACCATCAACGGCGACGCCGATCAGTTCGACGATCTCATGCAGCGCCGGGACAACGCGGCGGTCGCCCGCCTCGGTCTGGATGAATGAAGCGCGACGAGGGACGCCGCCTGACGGATGCTGAGCTGGAGGCGCTCGAAAAGCGCATCCGGGAGATGTACGGCGGCGCGGCAAAAAACCTCCGGCAGATCATTGACGAGTATTTCGCCAACTTCCGCCTCCGTGATGAGGAAATGCAAAAGCTCATCGGAACGGTCGTAAACGGACGCGAATGGACGGAGGATGACTATAAACAATGGCGGCTCGCCCAGATGGGCCGCGGCGAGCGCTTTGAAGCCCTGCGGGACAAGCTCGCCGAACGCCTCACCAACGCAAACGAGGTTGCCATCTCCTACGTCAACGACGCAACACCGGGGATATATACGCTCAACCGCAACTATGCCGCGTATGAGGTATCGGACGCTGGCGGCGATTTCACCCTCTACGATGAGCAGACCGTCCGCCGCCTGATCGTTGAGCAGCCGGATTTAATGCCGTATTATCCAAAAGAGAAAGCCGTCCGCCGCGGCATCGACCTGGAATTTGGGAAGAAGCAGATCACGAACGCTGTAACCGCCGGTATCCTGATGGGACGCAGCAGCCGCGGCATTGCCGCCGACCTTCGCCGCCGAATTATTGACATGAGCGTCGAGAGCGCCATCCGCGCCGCGCGTACCGCCGTCACCGCCGCCGAAAACGGAGGCCGACAGGCGACGTATGAAAAGGCCGCGGAAATGGGAATCGAACTCGAACATGAGTGGCGCGCAACTAAGGACTTCCGAACCCGCCGCTGTCATGGTGACGCAGACGGGCAAAGCGTACCGGTTGGTCAGCCGTTTACAGTCGGCGGTGAAAAACTTCTCTTCCCCGGCGATAAATCGCTTGGTGCGTCCGGATGGAACATTTACAACTGTCGATGCGCGCTGAAAGCGTTCATCAAAGGCCACAAGCGAAAACGGGAAACGTACAACGAATGGCTCGACCGCATGATGGAGGAAGACCCAGACGGTACAACGCTCGAGTTTAAGAAAGTCGCCCGCGCCGCTGCAGACCGCGAACAGTGGCTGGAATACCGGAAGATCGTGGGGAAAAACGTCCCGAAAACATTTGATGAATTCCAGAATTTCAAGTATACTGATCCCGAACAATGGAAGTACGCCAAGGGCCTGAAAAAATACCTGAGCAAATACCCGACGAGCAATCAAAAAGTTTTTGATTTCCAGTATCAGCTTAAACAATCCGGCGCTAAAATCGTAAAAAAGAGCGTCTTTCTTCCTCCCAAACAGGAACTTGCCTACATACTTCCAAGCGGAAAACATGACCCGTACCACATCATGCACCGCATGATGGAGCGGCATATTACGGACGACGAAATCCGGGGATATATGAAAAATGCGAAAGTTATGGGTATTCAATGGCAAGGACTTCGTAGGCTCTATATCTCAAACGACGGCGTTAGCCTTATCAATCGCGTTGGAGATGACTGGGTGTTTAAAACCGCGTGGAAAAGAGAGGATTTCGACGAGGAATTTGATAAGATCATTGAGGTGATAAAAAATGTTGGATTATAATGCAGACCACTATTGTCCGGTATACAAGAGAGTGATAAGCGCCGATTTGTGCTACGATTCTCTGTGCTGTTTAGGCCGACTGTTCAAAATTTCCTCTACGCCGGAGCTGCAGGAAGTAGAGGACATCGAGACAGCGCGAAAGATTTGTGAAGACTGCCCATACAGCGACCTCGGCGGCGGCATGGATGATTGGGTGCCGGATTTCTAATGCCTTTCATTTACAAGCTCAACAATAACGCCGCCGATGTCCTGAAAGCCACCGCCGAGCAAAAGCTGCGGGCATTGGAAGCCGTCGGCATACAGGCCGAGGGCGACGTAAAGGACGAGATCACCGACCTCGACGCAGTCGATACCGGGCGCTTGCGTGGAAGCATTGCCCATCAGGTGGACGGCGATTCCGTCGAGGTCGGCACAAACGTCGATTATGCCGTCTACGTCCACGAGGGAACCGGCAAATACGCCATCGGCGGCGGAACGCCAAAGGAACGCTGGGTATACCGCGATCCCCTGACGGGGGAGTTCCGCATGGGATTTCCGCAAAAGCCCCGGCGCTTCATCAAGAACGCTATGGAGCGATTCGCCAAAGACTACATAGAGATCATCAAGGAATACCTCAGCAAATAACCGAATAAGAAAATCAGCTTACAGCGATGTACCGCCGTAGGCTGATTTTTTTACTGCCGCTTTTTTAAGCGGCTTTTTTACTACTCTGCGGCGATGCACCGCCGCGAAAGAATGAAAAGGAGTAAATCATCATGGCACTCACAAGAAAGGCCCTCAAGGCAATGGGGCTCACCGACGAGCAGGTCGATTCCATCGTCGAAATGCACGTCGAAACCACCGACGCGCTAAAGGAACAGCGCGACGCATTCAAGGCGGACGCGGAAAAGCTCCCGACCGTACAGGCCGAGCTTGACGCGCTCAAAGCCAAAGGCGACGACGGCTACAAAACGAAATACGAAAAGGAGCACTCCGACTTCGAGGCGTACAAGGCCGACGTTACCGCAAAGGAAAGCAAGGCGGCAAAGGAAAAGGCCGTCCGCGCCTACTTTGAAAGTAAGAACATCACCGGCGGGAACCTCGACCTCGCCATGCGTGGCTGCGGCGAGGAAATGGCCGCGCTCGAAATGGACGGGGACAAGATCAAAGACGCCGCGTCCCTCGACGCGCTTATCGCGGGCGCATTTAAACCGCTTGTGTCCACGACGCAGACGCAGGGCGCGAACACCGCCACCCCGCCGAACAACCCTGTCACCCGCTACACGACGGACGAGATCAAGAAAATGTCCGCCGCCGAAATTAACAAGAATTGGGACGCGGTAAAGGCGTCCCTCACCCGGAAAGGAGACTAATTCACAATGGCTGTAACCACTTTTATTCCCGAACTTTGGAACGCCCGACTTCTCTATGCGCTCGAAAAGGCGCACGTCGCCACCAACCTCGTCAACCGCAACTATGAGGGCGAGATTCGCAACCATGGCGACACCGTCCACATCAACACCATCGGCGCGATCACCGTGAAGAGCTACACCAAGAATACCGACATTGATGCTCCCGAAACCCTGACTACGACCGAACAGAACCTCGTTATTGACCAGGCCAAGTACTTCAACTTCCAGGTAGACGATGTGGACAAGGTGCAGGCCGCGGGCGAGCTGGTCGATACCGCTATGGGCCGCGCCGCCTACGCCCTCGCCGACGTTTCCGACGCCTACCTTCTCGGCGTGATCGCCGCCGGTGCCGCTGCCGGAAACACCATCGGCTCTGCCGCCGCCCCCGTTGCCATCACCGCCTCCAACGTCTATGAGAACATCGTGAAGCTCAAGACGAAGCTCGACAAGGCGAACGTCCCCAACACGGGCCGCACCATCGTCGTTCCCCCGGACGTCCACTCCCTCCTCCTGCTCGACGACCGTTTCGCCAAGAGCACCGCGACCGCCGGACAGGAAGCCCTCATCAACGGCCTTGTCGGCCGCATCGCCGGTTTCGACGTTTACATGTCCAACAACGTCAAGACCGGCACCGGCACGGACACCGGCAAGACGCCCTATTTCGAGATCACCGCGCAGATCACCGACGCCACCACCTACGCCGAGCAGGTAATCAAGACCGAGGCGTACCGCATGGAGAGCCGTTTTGCCGACGCGGTCAAGGGCCTGCACGTCTACGGCGCGAAGGTCACGGACGGCGCGAAGATCGCCAAGATTCTCGCCTCCGTCTCCTGATAGGAGGGCGGCAGCGTGAATGAGAATACCAAGTGCAGCGGGGCTATGATCGATGCGATTTGCGCCTCGCTGCGCAACTATTTTGTCGTTGAAATTGTTGACGGCGAGTACACCGTAACTGACGGAGGAATCACGCTGCCGTTTCTCGCCGCCGGACAGTTTTTTCGCGTCGTCGGCAGCGTCTTCTGCGACGGGGTGTATCGCTGCGGGGATAAGCTCCCCGCGGACGAAACGTTTGACGGCGCGATCTGGGCTATGGCGATCCCGCCCGCGCTGGAAGCTATCGCCGCCGAGATCGAGGAATGGAAAGCCAAAAACGCCGATGTTCTCGCAAGCCCATACCAGAGCGAGAGCTTCGGCGGCTATTCCTACAGCAAGGGAACGGGAAGCGATTCCGCCTCATGGCAAGGCGCTTTCGCCTCCCGCCTGAACCGATGGAGGAAGATATGAGCCTATACGAGACTTTTTATGCGCCCGCCGTTGTGATGAACAAAACGAAAGTGCCGGACGGGGTCGGCGGATACGTCAACGCATGGAAAGATGGCGCAGAGATCAAGATCGCGTTCTCCGGCCTGACGCCCACGGAGCGCATTGCCGCGCAGCAGGCCGACGTGACCTATACAGACACCATCGTCACGCCGCTCAACACCAACCTCGACGAGCAGGACATCATCAAGTCGGGCGGAAGCTACTACCTCATCGTTTCCAAACTTCCCAAAACGCCGACGGTATCGACGTTCCAGTTCGAGCGGTACAACGTCCGCAGATTGGCGGCGCTGCCATGACCAAGGCCGAAGCCCTCCATTCGTTCATGTCGTCGTTCGGCCTAACGGCCTACCCCAACGAGGCCGAGACCGGCGCGGCGTTTCCGTACCTTGTCTATGAACAGGTGCTCGGCGCGTTCGACGACGGCTCCATGCCTCTGGTGGTAAACCTCTGGTATTACGGCGATTCCTACCGCCCAATCGTCAGCAAGACCGAGGAAATCTCCATGGCCATTGGAATGGGCGGCGTGTATGTTCCCTGCGACGGCGGTGCGCTGCTCATCCAGCGCGGCAGTCCCTTTTCCCAGCCGCAGACCGATGCGGCAGACAATAAGATCAAAGGCCGTTACATCAACATGACGGTCGATTTTTTAACCCAAAATTGAGGTGAGAAAATGAAATTCAGAAAAATTCCCGAAGATACTTTCAAAAATATCGTTCTCAACGCGGGCGTTCTCCTTAGCGCTTTTACCCCGGCAACGCCTGCCATTGAGGACACGAACATCCTCGGCGCGACCACCGGCGGGATCAACTTTACTGCGACGCCCTCCTTCACCGACTTCGGCGAGGACATCGACAACTGCCCGAAAAACATGAAGGAGCTCAAAAAGCTCGATTCGTGGGAAGTTAAGCTCACGGGTACCTTCATCACCACGAACACGGCCCTCATCGCCCTGCTCATGGGTGCGGGCGATGTCGGAACGACCGACACGACAAAGATCACCCCGCGCGTGGATGTCGCGTCCGCAGACTTCAAAGACCTCTGGCTCGTCTGCGACTATTCCGACAAGAACGGCGAGAACAACGGCGGTTACTGCGCCATCAAGATCATCAACGCCCTGTCTACCGGCGGCTTCTCCATGCAGAGCACCGACAAGGGCAAGGCGCAGTTCTCGTTCGAGTTCACCGGCCATGTAAGCATGAGCGCGCAGACTGTCGTGCCGTTCGAGGTATATCTCAAGGAAGGGACGGAAGAGGCGTGAAAAAGATGACGCTCCCGTCTGAAATCAAAGGCAAGGGCGCGTTGAGCGCCTTTGCCGCCCTCATCGATCCGCTCTGCAATCTCGTTGAGGACGAGGACACGCGGGAGATGTACCGGCAGGAGAAAAAGCCGGACGAGCGCTCCTCGCGCTCTTACATCGTCTCCCTCGTTTACAAGATACTCTCCCGCCACGAGGACGACTTCTGCCGCATCATGGCCGTGTGCTACGGCACAACGCCTGAAAAGTACGCCGCCGAGCTCACCTACGTCAAAGCCCTGCAGGACTGGGCGGAGCTCACCGCCGATGAAGTCTGGAAGTCTTTTTTTACGGCGGCGCAGGTTGGCGCGGATCGTGCTGGCTCTGCGCCGGAGAATACGCCGGAGACCAACGAGTAAGCAGCATTGTCCGGTATGTCGCCGTCAGGGAGCACCGACGCGCGGAAGAGGAGGCGTACAGAATCTACGTCACCGACGCGCTCTATGCCCTCGTCCGCCGCGACCAGATGCTCAACCGGCGCTTCATTGACGTCCTCCGTCCGCGAAAAATCGAGGAGCCGGAGGAGATCATCGCGCGCTTCCGCGCCGCATTTGGAGGCGATGAAGAATGAATGTATTTGACCTTTTTGCCAAACTCACCCTTGACACATCCGATTTTGACAAGCAAGTCACCGACGCATCGAAATCGTTTGACAAGCTCGGCGGCGCTGCCGAGGACATCCCCGGCGACACCCAAAAGGCGGAAAAGGCCGTTGATAAGTTCACGAGATCCGTTGAGGAGACAACCACCGAAACAAACCAGGCCGAGACCGCGTTAAACGACGCGGAACGCTCCCTGCGCGATGTTGGGAAAGAAGCCGACAAAGCGGCCCCGCCAATCGAAGATGCCGCAGACGGCCTGAAAAATGTAGGAGAAACGAGCGGCGGAGCGGACGGCGCTCTGTCCGGCCTCGGCAAAACCATCACAGGCGCCGTAACAAAAGGCCATCTCCTCGCCGCTGCCATTGAGTTCGCGGTTTCCACAATCAAAAGCTTTGCGGAAGCCGTTTGGAACATGGACGAATCCACGGAGGAGTTCCGCGTCTCCATGGGCAAGCTCGACACTGCGTTCGAGACCATGGGCTACTCCACCACCAGCGCGCGGAAAACGTTCCGCGAGTTCTACAAGCTCCTCGGGGATACCGATACGGCGGTCGAGGCCTCGCAGCTCCTCGCCCGGCTTACCTCGAGCACAAAGGAACAGGCGCGCTGGACGGAGATCGCCGCCGGTGTTTACGGAACCTTTGGCGATTCCCTCCCCATCGAGGGCCTTATTGAGGCGTCAAACGAAACCGCCAAGGTCGGCCAGGTCACGGGCGTTTTGGCCGACGCGCTCAACTGGGTCGGCATTTCCGAGGACGATTTCAACATTCGCCTCGCCTCCTGCGCCGATACGGCGGAGCGAACCGCTCTCATAACCGACACCCTCTCCGCCGCGTATGACGATGCCGCCGCTGCAATGCTTCGCAATAATTCCGCCGTCATGAACGCCCGCGACGCGCAGCTTGAGCTCGAAGAGGCGCAGGCTGGTGTCGGCGAACAGATTTCGCGTTTGAAAACCGCGTTCAGCAGCATTTTGACCCCGTCCATCGCAAAAGTGCTCGGCTGGGTGGAAAAGCTCACAAGCGGCTTTGCCGACGTTGCCGAGAGCTGGGCCGAAACGGCAGACGAGTTTAGAAACCCCCTCCCAACAGAAAGCGTTGAGGACGCAAGGGCGCAGCTTGAGGCGTGGAACGAAGAGCTTGCCCGCCTGAAAACAGAGCTCGCAGGTGTGAGCGAGGCGACGGACGCGGACACGTTCTGGCGCCTGACGTATCAGGTCGATGACCTGACCGGGAAAATCAACCGCGGCACGGAACAGCTCGGCGAAATGGAAGCGGCGGAAGCGTCCGCCGCAGAAACCGCGAACGCCACCGCCGACGCCGTCGATAAGATGACGATCAGCGCTAACGGATTTTCCGTCGAGCTCGCCAACAGCAACCTCACCATGGAGGAGGCCACCGAGCGCCTACAGACCTATACAGACGCGGCGACGAACATGTTCTCGCGCATCAACACGGAGAGCGAGCTATCGTATCAACAGATGCTCGATAATCTGCGGCACAACATTGACGCCACAAACAATTTCGCCGACAACATGGCATCAATCGCCGGTGAGCTTCCGGCGGAGATTGCGGAGATGTTCTATGCTGGCGGGCCGGAGATGTACGCCGGAATTGTTGCCACGCTCGCCGCGGCAAACGAAGGAGGAGAGGAAGGCCTCGCCGAAATGCGTGCGATGTGGCAAGAGGGCGGGGAAGCCGCGAAAGATGCGTTCCTGCAATCCGTCGGCGCGGTGGATGTGACGGAGAACCCCGGCACGAAAATGGCGGAAGCCATGGACAGCGATGTTTCCGCCGAGCAAGCCGGGCAAGACCTTGTCGACCGCACCGTGAGCGCCATTTCTGCGCGCGTTGTTGACGGCGGCACCTTTTATTCCTCTGGCCGCCGAGCGGTTGATCGCTTCATTGAAGGGCTAAAAAGTAAATCGTGGGACGCCTACAACGCCGGTATGAGCATTGCCAATTCCGCAGGAAACGGAATGAACACTGGCGGCGGCGGTACAGGCGGGCATTCCTCCGCTGGTGGCCTCGATTATGTCCCGTATGACGGATATCCGGCGGTTCTCCACCGCGGCGAATCTGTTCTGACAAAAGCTGAGGCGGAAGACTGGCGGCGCGGTACGCCCAACGCCGCGGGCATCACTATCGTGCAGAACATCCAGAGCGTCCCGCAGACGCCTGTGGAGCTTGCCGCGGCCACGGCTGCGTATTTTGAGACGGCGAGGTGGGCAATGTGAGCAATCTTTCCAAAACCTTCCGCTATGTCAATTCAGACGGCGGCGAGATCGTCTTTGAGTATGCAAGCGGGTTTCTCATCAACAAGCCCGCGGGCATCGACACCGTCGTCTGCAAGCTCAACGAGGCGCAGGGCATCGACCAGACCGGAACGACCGTCCAGAGCGTCAACGTGCAGTCGCGCCCCGTGACGATCAGCGGCATCCTCGTCGGAGAATTTCAGGCGGAGAATAAGGACGCGCTCCTATCCATCGTGCGCCCTGACCTCTACGGTCGGCTCTACGCCGATGACTACTACCTCGAAGTCCGACCGACGGCCACCCCGACCATCGAGGCGCGCCCGGTGTTCGCCGCGTTTCAGTTCTCATTAACCGCTCCGTATCCCTATTGGCAGCAGGACGCATCAGCCGCCGCCACGCTCTCCGGCGTGGAATACGGCTTCAAGTTCCCGTGGAATCAGTCCCACCCGTACCGCTTCGGAACGGTCGTCCGGACACAGTTCATCAACGTCAAAAACGGCGGACAGGTGCCCGTCCCGTATACACTGACGTTTACCGCACTCAACGAGGTTGTCAATCCGCAGATCCTCGACGCGGCAACCGGTAAATTCATCCGTGTCAACAAAACGCTCGCCGCCGGGGAACGTGTCGTGATCGAGATCACGCACGACCGGACGTATGTTACCTCCAGCGTGGACGGCGAGTGCCGCGGCGCGCTCGAGCTGACGTCCAGTCTCTACCGGCTTTCCGTCGGGGACAATGTTTTAAAGCCGACCGCTGACAGCGGCCTTGACAGCCTGCAGGTCGCCGTTGACTTTGCGCAGGAGATCGTGGGGATAAGCGTATGAGTTTTGAAATCTATCCCCCCGATTTCTCCACGCGATATCAACTAACGCACGCCATCTCCATCCAGATCACCGAGCACTACAACGCTATTGGGAAAATACAGGTCGTCGCCCCCGTGGACGATTACAACATCGCCGCCCTCCGTGAGGGGTCGGTATTGTACAACACCGCCAGAGGCACGACCTACGTTCTCGTCAACGTCAAGCATGACACAGTGCAGAATCGCATCACCGTCAACGGATACACGTCAAATTGGATATTAAACAAGCGCGTCGTTGCGGCAAAGACGGCCATCACGACCATCGAGACTGGCGTCTACGGCCTCATCAACGACAACCTCCGCGGTCTGACGCGCATCCATACGGCGACGCCAGCGGGCCTGACCGAGCAGTTCCAGCCAGAGGACGACGAAGACAATACCGTCTACGGCGGGCAGCTCCTCGATAAGATCATGGACGTTCTCGACACCGCCGAGCTTGGCCACCGGATGGAATGGGACGGAAATACCCTGACGCATACCTTCCGCGTCATCAAAGGCACCGACCGCACGACCGGCATTCATCGTGTAGCCTTTGTTGAAGAGCAGGGGACATGTTCCGACCTTGTCATCAGCAAAGACGTGAGCACGTTTAAAAATGTCGCTTATGTAAAATACAAGCTGACCGATGAAACCGAGCCGGTCGCTGTCGTGGGCAGCGCCTCCGGCGACGACCGCTTCGAGCGGTGGTTCGACAGCTCGATATCGCAGGAATCGGACGGCACAGCAGACGACGCGGCCAAATCAGCAAAGTCCTTCGGCAACATGGAGCTGGGGAAATACATCAGAAGGTCAAGTTTTGACGTTGTCATCGACCCGTCAGAGCTTGGCAGCCGATATGACCTCGGCGATGTCGTATTGTGCATTTCCGTCCGCTTCGGCGTGTCATTCGCAGCGCGCATCACGGGGTTAAAGTACACTCTCGACCGCACCGGCGAAAAAACGCAGATCATCCTCGGCGACCCAATCCTTGACGCATTAAGTGAGGAGAAACTAAATGGCAAATATTAAATCTTTCCCGAACAACCGCGACGAATATGTCGGCGCGGAATACGCCATGCGCTGGCTGCATGGCCGCACCTCCGGCGTGTTCGCCGCGAACAACAATGCCGCTGTTGCCGCCGTGCAGAACGCAATGGCGGTCACGGTGTCAGACGGAATCGGCTGGATCGCCGATTCCGACGCGAACGGCGTTGTCTGGTGGAACGACGCTGAAAAAAACAACGGCGCAAAAATGCAGATCACAATTGACGCGGCGGACGGTGTGCTCAACCGCATCGACCGCGTGATCGTCGAGTGGAAAACCACCGACTACGCCGATCTACCGGAAATTAAAATCCTCAAAGGCACACCGGCAAGCACGCCGGCTGCTCCGGCACTCACGAACAACACCACGCAGCGGCAGCTGAGCCTCGCGCAGATCCTCGTTGCAGCCGGTACGACCTCCATCACCGCTTCCATGATTACTGATGAACGACAAAACCCTGACGTCTGCGGCCTTGTGACCGACACGTTGAGCATCGACACAAGCGTCATCAACGCGCAGTTCACGGAGCTGCTGGCGCAGCTTCGGGCGGCGATTGAACAGGCGAGCGGCGGCATTATCCCGGACAACACAGTAACGCTGGCGAAGTTGGCGTCTGACGCAAAGTATTGGAATGAGCTTCCGCGAACGAACACAAGTTCCGACGCAACAAGCAATTATGTCGTTTCAAGCTGGGGACACGTTTTTAACTGGGTATACGGCAGCAATCAGTCGTTCATGTTTGATTTGGGCGAGTTTAACCGGATCACGGACGACTTCTGGGAGACGGTCATTTTTGCCAACAATCCGTTCACGCTGATTTTGCAGAATATGCCCGCTGTGATTGAAAGCAATAAGGGAACATCTTCAACGGCGGCTGAAATCAGAATCACTGTTCCGCAATACAAGTGGATCAAGCTGAAAAAGATTTCAAATGTTGCGCTCATTGTGACCGGCAACTATGACACACGCATGATCTATGCCGGAACTGCCGAGCCGTCCGCAAGCCTTGGCAATGACGGGGATATCTATCTCAAGTATGCAGAGTGAGGTGGTATAGATGGGCTGGAGCTTAACAGCCCCGACACTTCCCGGCGGAAGCGAGTGGGTGCAGAAGGATACAATATCCATTCACAACAACCAGTTGGATGTTACGGGAACAATATCCATTGCACGACTTGAAGGGACAAACTTTGCCCTAAAAATCGTTGAGACCCGCACATTTCATTTGACGAATCCAAACTTCACAGACTTCTACAAAACATACCATCGCTGCGATATTGCCGGTGTTACTGGCGAAGCTTACACAGAATCGCGCTTCGGCAGCAGCGGGAGCACAAAGGCTTATTATTTCACCGGTATTGCGGCAGCCGGAGCGTCTATCAAAGTCGTTGTTGGCGTAAAAGCGGACAGCGTAACAAAGGAAATTTCTTTTACGGCCCCGGAGCTGCTAGGCTCGACGCTTTATTTCAAGGTCGGCGGGACGTGGAAGCAGGCGACGCTGTACCGCAAGGGCGGCGCATGGAAAAACGTGCTGGCAAAATTCAAAGCAGGAGGCGCATGGAAATGAACGGCATAGATATCTCTGAATGGCAGGGTGACATCGACCTGACACCATACAAAGACGGCTTCGTCATTATCCGCGGCGGCTACGGCGTGCGCACGGTTGACCCGTGGGCAGAGCGCAACATTGCCAAATGCGACGCGCTCGGCATCCCGTGGGGCATCTACTGGTACAGCTATGCGCTGAACGTGCAGACGGCCAAATTGGAGGCGGAGCGGTGTCTGCGCTTCCTCAACGGTCGCAAGCCCCGCCTCGGCGTGTGGTTCGATATGGAGGACGCCGACGGCTACAAGATGCAGCACGGCTTCCCCTCGAACGCTACAATCACAGACATGTGCAAGACGTTCTGCGCGGCTATGGAAGACGCGGGGAACAAAACCGGCGTGTACGCAAATCTCGACTGGTTTGAAAACCGCATCGGGGACACGGGGTATGACAAATGGATCGCGGCGTGGGGCTGGAACGACGGGGAGCATTATCCCGATCTTTCTGGGAAATGCGTCATGCAGCAGTACCGGGGCAGCCCGCTGGATCTGGATATTTTGTATGTGCCGCTGTCGTATTTTGACGATGGCGCGGCGGGCGGAGCAGAGCCCCGCCCCTACGAAAAGGACGGGGAATGCGTAAGCGTCCCGGCGATGGCGCAGGAGGTGCTCGACGGGAAGTGGGGCAACGGTGAGGAGCGAAAGCAGAAGCTCGGCACGTGGTTTTACGATCTCGTGCAGGGCGAAGTGAACCG